CTTCGTATTTCACGAAGTTCTTCAAAGTTTTTTTGTTTAGTTCCACCATCATATGCCCATGCATATCCTTCGTCAATCATTTGTTCGTTGAGTGATGTAGTATCATCGCCAACATATAACCAACCAAGCAACCTACCATACTTACCCATGCCACCGACAAGTTCGGTTCTAATAGTAAGTTCTTCATCACCTGCAATTGTCTCCTCTAAGTTTTTCTTCATCCAATTAGTAGCATCTAATCCCAATGCTTTCTCTTCAAGATCTCTTGTTCTCTTCTCAGGCGTATCGACTCCAGCTATTCGGACTCTTTCCTTTTTTGCAAGATCAAAACCAAGATCAATGGTTACGTCTATTGTATCTCCGTCAACTACCCTGTTGATCTTCGTCACTCGGAAGTTGTAACAACTCTTCCGACTGGGTGGCACCATTGCTCCCATAATTAAACTCCATAAGTGCTTTATTTATAGCATCTTCTGGTAGGGTTTTATCCTTCATTCTATTTTCTCTTATTGCATTGTAATATGCTTCATAGATGTCATCATAAAACTGGTCTCTATCATCAATGGGACTTGCCATGACTGGCGTGGTCATCATGAGAGTCAGTAAGATTGTTCGGATAAAATTCATCATACCTTAAAATATAGTATATAACCACGGATACTGCAACTAAGAGTATTGCAACCATGACATTTACACTATGAACTACTGTCACTGCCAGTATTCGTCTAATACATCAAAGGTTCTATTGAGATAATCATTTGCCCCTCTGCAATACCCTTCATTCTTTTCTCCTATCTCACACTTATAATGTATTTCTCTTTTAAGTTGCATGAGTTTGTTAGTCATTGCAACCTTGTCTAGTCTGCCGTTCATTAGTCTCTTTGCCTCCAGTCGTCTGATCGATTATCATTACGGAACCACTCCGCTATGTCATCCGCTCCGTTGAAACCCCTCTTATGCTTCCTTGGATCGGAGTCTCCTATGTCCAAGTGTTTAAGAAAAGTTGAGTCGTCATCTGTTGCCAGTCTTCTTGCTTGACTTAACATACCTCTTGCTGATGTGTTTGCTTTTGCTAATTTCTGAGCCCATATCATATCATTCATACTCACCTCTGTTCCTGATGCAATGTCCTTGCAGATGCCTTCCAACCGAAGACGGTATTGAGTAGATAACATTTACTAATAGTATTGATAAGTTTATACTATGTAGTAATATCAACCTATCATAGACATCGCATGTCTTAATTCCCTTGCATGTTCCAGTTCATCATTGGCAATTTCCATAATCTTTTTATCTTCTGGATGCCATGCACTATATTTTACATAAGTTTCATAGGCATGTTTCTCAATCTTCATGTTGATGTCATAAGCGTTCTTAGGACTAAGAAGATAGTACCCAACCATAATCCAATAATAAAGTAAAACAAGATGTTTGGCAAAGAAGCGGTCAATCCAATATTTGTTACCTTCTCTAAGCTCCATTTCTTCAAGATGTTCTGTTTCATTGAGTGCCTGATAGAAGTGTTCTTTCATCAAGTATATATGATCCTCACCTCGAAGTCCAAGACTTTCACGAAAATGTAACACACTGATAAATGAGAAGTATGGTGCCCTGGCAATGACTTCCAGAACCCAGAACCTTTGAAATTCTCTACCTCTGTAAAGAAAATCTAAGATATAAATCGTTACATCTAGGACTAATGTGTTAAATTTTTTCATACAAGTATAGGGTGTGACCAAGCGTAGTGTGGGTAGAACCATAATGCGGTTCCGATAGTTATAAAAATAACTAAGGTTGATGTGATAGGAAGGTCTTTCATTTGACCTCCTTAATTGAATCCAAAGAAAAAGGATGTTCGTGTAGATACGGAACATCCTCTCTGGCATTCTTTACCGCTTCAAAAGCGTCTGTGGCATATTCGCCTATTTCGTGATACTCATTTAGTTGGTCGTGCCAACCAAGTGTGTAATGGGACATGATAGTTTCAACTCCAGTACATTATTATTTAGTATAACATACTAGGTAAAAATACGCATAAATGTGTGGACTCCCACACCCCTCTTTAACAATTCTTATTAAGATCCTCTGCCATGTTACCACCTATATCAGCACCCTGATCTCCACCAAACATTGCTACCCAACCAGCAGCAACCCAACCAATATAAGGGATAGTGGCAAGACTAGGAGCAGCACTAGCACCAATACTAGTCCCAACCAATCTGCCTGTACCTTCTGCTGATCCAATTGCTTTGACACAGGCTTCACTTTTTCGTATTTCAGTTATCTTTGCTGCCTCTTCCTGAGTTAAACCAGATTTTCCATCTAACCAAGATCTGTGATTAGACACTGGACCACCTTGATTGATCTGACCGTCCATGAAGTACTCTTCTGTAACCTGAGTAGTATTATTTGCCAAACCTAAGAATCCTGCTTTCTCTTTGATGTCTTTAGTAATGAATGCTGTCTTAGGATCATTTGCTGTATAACTCAACTTATATCCATCTTTATTTGCTTGAACAACATATGATGTATATGGAGTTACTGGTATGTCTAGTTTGGGTAATCCCTGTTCTTTATTAACTGTGGCAATATAACCTATCATACCAATATGTGATATGCCTAGAATAGTTCCTAAACCAACTCCAATCCATTTAATCATTTTGTATCAGGGGTAATTTTAACAGGTGCTTGTTCAATACGAATAGTTTGTGCTGGTGCAGTCTGTGATGCTGCAGCAATCAACTTCTCCATATCTGCTTTTGATACTCCACCACTGGCTCCACCACCACCTTGTGAACCCTTCTTGGATGTCTGTACGCCAAAAGTTGCGAGTACGCCCGTAAATACAGAAGCGATGAAAGTTGGATCCAGATCTTGTTTAGGCATCTTAAGAGCAGATGGTAACTCAACATATGCTAATGTTAATATTGCACCACTCCAAACCAAAATTCCAAGTCTTACAAAAGTAGAGAGAATCATCATCTGTTCTTCTTTATCTTCTGCTGCATCTTTTAGTTTAGCAAAGAAACCTTGCTTCTTGGGTTCTTCTTTTTTTACTTCTTCCTTCTTCTTCTCTTCTGCCATAATGTTTGATATATCTAATGTATATATAGCGATTTCCTAACTTTCTTGCTCTTGTAATCTCTCTACCACAGTCTTTGCTTCCATTGGTGCTACATCATTTAATCCATTTGCATCAAACCAAGGTGCACTTTCCCAATCAAATCCTTCTCCAAATGTATTATCAGGAGCCATGACATACCAATGACACTTAGCATCAGGTATATCCACTGCACATACTGCCCAATCATCTGCCCATTGTGGTACTTGTACATACATCACTGGTAAGTGATTTGCAAATAATGAAATGATAAAAGAAAATAGGATCATACAACTCCTGCTATGCCTGCTGCTGTTCCTACTCCTATAAAGAAAGCAAATTCCAGCAGACCATGATGTTCTACTGGAATATTTATAAGGTGTGAAATAATTTGAGTCATTTAAGCTTGTGCTCCTCAGCTATAAATTTTAAGTATAAACGTATTGCAGAACAGTATCATTGAAGAAAAGGTATGCTGCAATCCCTGAGATGAAAAGTGTTTGGTACATGTTAGGTAAAAATACTTAGTATATATTATATAGGTATTTCTACTCCCCTGTCAAGCACCTGATGGTGCATATGCAGGTTGCATGTCTCCAACCAGTGCTCCTTTACCACCACCAAAGTCATCATCATCATTGTCATTGATTGATCTAAGAAGTAGTTCAATAAAGACTAGAGCAGATATGGGATAGAAACACCAAAGTATTGCTTTCCATATTGGAAATGATTCTGCAACTTGATAGAGATCACTCATTTAAATGGTTTTGTAAAAGGATATGAATAAGTATTTAGTTTTGTAAAGTTTTATGAGGAAAAAAAATTATACCATCACACTGGTGAAAGTGGAAGAGACCACTGCCACCATGAAAATGTAAGGTACATATTTAAAAGGAACTGGTTGTCTTTTAATTCTGCCCATTATACAAAACCTGGTATGATTTGTCCAGTTGTTAGGTAAGCACCTAATCCAGCAATGATGCCAAGCATAGCAAGTCTGCCATTAAGTTTCTCAGCAACTACTTTTTCTTTTTCAATAGTTTTCATTAGAATATACCTGGAATGATGTTTCCTGTTGTAGCATAAGCACCAACTGCTGCTACGAATCCAAGCATTGCTGCCCAACCATTAAATCTTTCTGCTTCTGGAGTCATGAGTTTTTCCTCTTTAGTAATTGTG